GATCCCGGCGGTGTACGCCACGTCGGTCACCACCGGGGCTGCGCTGGTGGGTTCGGCCACCACCGGGGGCGCACTGGCCAGTTCCGCCACCACCGGCACCGGGCTGGTGGGTTCGACGACGAAGGGGTTGCCGTAGTGCTGTGCGCAGGCCAGGTCTACCGGACCACCATCGTCGTCGGCGACAACTCCGCCCCGCCGGGGTCGGCGTCGCTGGTGATCACCAAGCCGGACGGCACGTTCGTGCCCGGGGTGGTGGCGGTCAACAGCCCCGCCGGGTCGGGGACGATGATCTACGACTACACGCTGCCGTCGGCGGGGCTGTTCAAGTTCGCGTGGACCACCACCGGGCCGGGCACCGCCCCGCCGCCGGAGTTCATCAACGTCCGTGACTACCGGTCGATCGTGTCGATGGCTGAGGTCCGGGCGCACCTGAACAAGGTGTCCACGGCCACCGACGACGAACTGTCCGCGTTCCTGATGGTGGCCACCGAACTGGTTGAGAACAAGGTCGGCACGTGTGTGCCCACCACGTTCACCGAACGGATCGAGGAGGGCCGCTACCGGCTGGTGCTGGCCCACCACCCGGTGATCACGGTGGCGTCGGTCACGTCGGTGTGGCCGAACGGCCCGGTGTGGCCCACGGCGCAGCTCCGCTGGGACGCCGACGCGGGGATCGTCGATCAGGTCTCCCCGTTCCCGTTCTACTGGCCTCCGTGGGACGTGGCCTACACCTGCGGCCGGCAGGTCATCGCCGAGCGGTGGGTGCATGCCGCTAAGGAACAGATCCGGCATCTGTGGGAGACCCAGCGCGGCTCCCAGCCGCCTGCCCTGCTGCAAGGCGAGGAGGTGTTCACCGCCAGTTCGGGGTGGTCGTTCAGTGTGCCCCGGCGGGTGCTGGAGCTGCTGGAGCAGGACATGGTGCCGTCGATATGAGCTGGGGTGCGACGGCCCCGGCCGCGATCGTGAACCTGACCGCGATGATCTCTGCTGCGCTCCCGGCGGTGGAGGTCCGCGACGGCCCGGCCCTCGACGACTCCGACGCGACCGAGGTGATCACCGTCGGCTACGTCGGGGTGGAAGACGACACCGCCGTGGAAAACGAGTCCGCGCCGGAGGGGCTGGGCGCGATCCGGGACCGGGAAAACTACTCGATCCACTGCGCGGTCGCGACCCGTTCCGATGAGGCGCTGGGCGTGGCGTTCAACCGGGCCCGCGCGTTCGAGTTGCTCGCCGCCGCCGGCCAGGTGCTGGTGGCGGACAAGACGCTGCGTGGCGCGGTGATGAACGCGTCGATCCGGTCGTGGTCGCTGCGCCAGGACCAGGCCACGGGCGGGTTCATGGCGCGGCTGCGGTTCGAGGTCGCCTGCGACGCATTCACCAACCGGTAACGACAGGAGAACCCCATGGCCGCCACCGCCTACGCCGTGCAGATCGCCCCGCACGCGGGCGCGCAACTCACCTACACCATCCCGACCCAGACCACCGGCCACACCGCGCCCACAGGTTCGGACCTGGCGCTGATCTGCAAGAACGCGTCCGGTGGCTCGATCAACGTGGACCTCCACATTCCGTCGTCCAACACCGTGGACGGCCTGGTGGTGGCCACCCCGGCGGGTGCTGCGGGACCTGCCCGCCGGGTCGCGGTCGCGGCGGGTGCCGACGAACTGATCCCGCTGCCCGACACCGTGTACGCGGATCCGGCGAACGGTGGCCTGGTCACCTTCGACGTGTCCGCGTTCGCGTCCTTCTCAATCGCCTGCGTGAGGGTTGGCTGACATGCCTGAACTCGGTTACACACCCGTCAAGATCATCCACCCGGAGACCGGCGGGATCGCTGAGGTCCCCGACACCTCGCTGTGGGTGTGGTTCCGGTCCGGGTGGCGGCGGCTGAAGGCCGACGATATCCCGGCCGACGAGCCGCAGGCCGAGCCGGCGCCGATGTCCCAGGGCCAGGTGGAAGCCGCCCGCCAGGACAAGGCCGCCGACGACGCCCAGGCCGCCGCTGAGGCCGCCGCCGCCAGTTCCGGGCCGGCGAGCCCCGGATCCAAGGCCGGATCCAAGTCCGGGTCCAAGAACACCGAGGAGTAGCGATGGCACCGCCTGTCCTGACCCCGACCCTGCGGTACGTGCCGGAAGGCACCCGCAAGATCTACTACGTGCTGACGATCGCGACCCAGTCGGCGCCGACCCGCGCGGAGATGAACGCCGGCACCGACCTGACCAACGAGATCGCGGAGATGTCGGGGTTCACGGTGTCGTCGGACACCGCTGAGGTCCCGGACCTGGCGACCCGGTTCACCGGCAAAATCCCGGCCCGGATCACCGCCGACGACTCCTCGATCCGGTTCTACGCGTCTTCGACGTCGAACGACGTGCGGACGGTGCTGCCCCGCGACACCGCCGGGTTCGTCATCTGCCTGTGGGAGGGTGACGTGCCCACCCAGAAGATGGATGTGTTCCCGATCAAGGTGTCGGCGACGTCGGTGCAGACCGGTATCGACGACCCCGGGTCGGTGCTGGTCGCGTTCACGGTGACGAAGATCCCCAGCCAGAACGTCACCATCCCGGCGTAAGCGTGGAGTGCCCCTGTTCGCCCGTGCGGACACGCCCGGGGCTCTCGCGTTCCTCAGGATAGTCACCCAGCCCACCGGAGGTTCAGCCATGGCACTGCTCACCCACGATCAGATCCTCGCCGCCGACGACCGCAAAACCCAGGTCGTGCCCGTACCCGGGTGGGGCGGGGAGGTGCTGGTGCGCGGCCTGTCCGGCCGGGGCCGCGACGAGTACTTCGCGTCCATGACCACCGTCCGTAACGGCAAGCCGGTGGTGGACACCGCCAACGCCACGGCCCGCCTGGTGGCGGGGTGCATCGTCCGTGAGGAAGACGGGCTGCCGATGTTCACCGAAGCCGAGATCAACGAGCTGGGCGAGAAGTCGGGGGCGTCGCTGGACGTGGTGTTCACCGTGGCGCAGCGGCTGTCGGGCTTGTCTGAGGAGGACATGGCGGAGCTGGGAAAAGGCTCCGTGAACACCCAGAACGGGTCGTCTACTTCCGCACCGCCGCTGCCGTAGGGTGCACGGTCGCGGAGTTCCTGGCCCGGGTTTCGTCGGTTGAGCTGGCCGAGTGGGCGCTGTACTGGCAGATCGTGGACGCGGCCGAGTCCAGGAAGTGGAACAAGGCGATGGGCGGCGGCGGCAAGGAGGGCCCGAAGGTGAACACGAGGGGGACCTGACGTGACGGTGGTGACCGGGACCGGGCCGGCGCAGATGAAGGCCCTGGCGGTGAAGCTGCGGGCGGCGGACAAGGTGCAGAAGGCGGCGCTGCGGCGCCGGTTCCGGGCGATCGCCGACCCGACGGTGCGGAAGGTGAAGGCCTCGGCCCTGGCGATGCCGTCCAGGACGGGGGTGGGGCGGCTGCGCGCCGACGTGGCCGCGACGGTGGGGTCGTCGGTGGGGATCACCAAGAACGGGGTGCGGCTGGACATCTTGTCGCGCGGGTCGAAGATGCCGCCGGGTGAGGGGAACCTGCCGGCGTACATGGATTCGCCGAAGGGGTGGATGCACCCGGTGTACGGTCGGCCGGGTGCGGAGCTGATCGCGCACATGGCCGCTGCGGTGCAGCCACGGTTCCGGTCGGGGCGGGCGCATGGCCGGGGCTGGGTGTGGGTGCGTGAGTTCGGCCGGTCGCAGTGGTTCGAGGGCCCGATTGGCCCGGCGGCCCGCGACGCGCAGCAGGCGGCGCAGCAGGCCATGGAGGAGACGAAGCGGTTCCTGAGTTAGGGCATCACCGCTGAGCTGTGCCCCCAGGCGGCTGTGGTGGCCGCTGTGAGGCGTTCAGCTCCTCCCGTGGGTGTCTGTACAGCCCCTGTCCCCCCAGGCCCTTAGCGGGCCGCTCAAAGCCGCCCAGGAAAACCTGGCGGGAGATCACGGTGCCGTACCGGGCCCTGATCCAGGCCATCGCCACCTCGACGCTGTCGCGGGGCGTGAACGTGTGCCTGCCCGTCCACGGGATCACCTGCATTGGCAGCCGCATGGGCCCTGGCCCCTGGCCCCTCGCGGCCGGGGGCCCGTCTTCCATCTCCGCAGGCTAACCGAGGAAGGAACACCATGGCGACCACGCTGCGGTTCGTCATCCTCGGCGACGACCGGGGCGGGCAGGCGTTCGACCGGTTCGCCAAGGCGGTGGACAAGGCCAACCAGGCGGTAACCCGCAACGACACCGTCCTGAAAAAGAACACCGTCACCCAGGTCAGCGCCGGCCGGGCAGCGGCCGGGCTGACCAGTGAACTACTCGGTGTCGGCGGCGCGTTCGACGCCAACCGCAAGAAGATGTCGCTGTTCACCAAGGCCCTGATCGTCGCGAACCTGGCCACCGGCATCGCCGAGCCCGCCATCGCGGCGGTGACCGTCGCCACGTTCGCCCTGTCCGGTGCGCTGGTCGCCGCCGGGGCGGGTGCGGCTGCGTACGGCCTGGCCCTCAAGCCGCTGCTGACCCAGGCCAGCACGGCGATGAAGGCGCAGGCCACCTCGACGGCGGCGGCGAGCACGGCGCAGTCCAACTACCGGCTGGCGCTGGCTGCCGGGGTCAAGCCGTCGGTGGCGATGGCGAACCGGACCAAGGCCCTGGCGGCAGCCAACGCCCAGCTCGCGGCGGTGATGAAGACCGTCCCGGCCCCGGTGCGGGAGTTCGCGATCTCGGTGACCGCCGCCCAGGACGCCTACAAGAAGTGGGCGGATTCGCTGGCCAAGCCGGTGCTGGCGCCGCTGTCGCTGGCGCTGCGGTTCGTGCGGCCGGTGCTGGCCGCGATCACGCCACTGGTGCTGGCTGCCTCACTGGCGTTCCGCACCCTGATCATCGAGCTGGGGTCACGGGTCGCCGCCGGCGGGCTGACCGACATCGTGCAGAAAATCTTGCCGCATGTGGTGCCGTCCATCCTGAACCTGGCCCACGCGTTCGGGAACGTGGTCGCCGGCATCTGGGGTGTGATCAAGGCCTTCCTGCCGTTCACCGACGCGTTCACGGGCGGCCTGGCGGCGGTGACCGCCAAGTTCAAGGCGTGGGGTGAGTCGCTGCCCCGGCACAGCGGGTTCAAGTCGCTGGTGGCGTTGTGGCAGCAGAACTGGCCGCTGGTCAAGCAGGGTCTCGGTGAGCTGCTGCTGATCCTGAAAAACGTCGCGTCGGCGTTCACCGGCCTGGCCACCCCGGCTAACTCGAAGCTGATGTGGCAGGTCGCGAACCCGCTGCTGGCCCTGGCGGTGTCCCTGTCGGCGCACCCCGAGCTGGTGCGCGCCCTGCTGTACCTGTACCTGATCGGCAAGGGCGGGTCGCAGATCAAGAGCGTGTTCGACTCGATGAAGACCGGGTGGGGGTCGCTGTCGAAGGTCATCGCGCTGCTGACCGGCGGCAAGGTCAGCCTGGGCATGACCACGGCCGGGGACACGATGCTGGTCGCGTCGCAGAACATGCAGCGCGCAGCGGACACCATGGCCGGGGCCAGTGGCCTGGCCGGTGCCGGGGCGAAGGTCCCCAAGGCGTCCCCGGTGTCGATCGCGCTGAAGTTCGCGGGCCTGGCTGGCGGCGGGGCGGCCATCGCGGGCGGCATCATCCTGGAGCTGCGCCGGGATCTGAAGCGCGGCATCCAGGGCATCCTGCCCGACATCCCGAAGTGGTTCGGGTCCGGGTCGCTCGGGGCGCTGAACGTGTCGGCCGCAGGCTGGGCCAACGGCATCGTTGATCATTTCAACAAGCCGCTGGTCAAGTACTTTGTGCCGATCCGCACCCGGATCGCGAACTATTTCACCGGGGCGTACACCTGGCTGAACGACGCCGCCAACAAGATCAACGACGGGTTGTGGAAGGGCCTGACCACCTCGTGGAAGGTGGTGGGCGGGTGGCTGAACGGCCGC